CATGGTGCTTCTCCTTGGGTTGGTCTGCTTACTCGCCAGCCTCGTTGGCCAGCGTGTACAACGTGTGGCTCGAGGCGGCGTCGGGTAAGCGATCGACACTCGCTACACCTTCCTCGTCGAACCTGATGAGAAGCCCGCCTTCACGGAACGCGTCTGGCAGTTTTTCTCCCATCTTTTCAGCCGCATTGGATGCCTGAATCCAGACAGGCCCGAGCGCTCGCAGCTTGTCAGTGAACGCCTGCTTTGCTTTCGCCAGGTCGCGTTCCGCCTCGAGAACTGAGTCGTTGGCGTAATCAAGGTAGAAAAGCGCCTCCTTGAGTGCTGAAAACGGCTTGGGCTCGGTGGTTTTTTCGTCTTGCATGGTGCTTCTCCTTGGGTTGGGGTGTTGCTCGACCGATCAGGCGTTGCCGCGCCCGGTCGGGTCGGGGTTCTGGAACAGCCAGCACTTGACCGTGGTGCCACGCTGGCTGCATTGGTTGCGGCGGTTGAAGGCAGCGCGCACGGCGCTGTCCACGCCCTTGTTGTGGGTGAGGTATTTGCGGGAACGGCTGTTAGGCAGCAGGGTGCGCAGCGTGCCGATGTCGGCGATCTTCTGGCGGTGCTCGGCGGCGCGCTCGCAGAACTCGTTGAGGTTCACGGCGATCACGTCCGGCTTCTTCGAGTGGTCCACCACCGGGTCTTCGCTCAGGCCCTGCAGGTAGTCGAAGGCCTCCCAGAACTCGGCCACTTCGGCCGGGTCGGCGTTGACGGCGGTCTGGCGAGCCAGCGCCATGGCCACCAGCTCGCGCTGCGCGCCGGCGTGCTGCCGATCGGTGATCGGGATGATCAGCCGCAGGCAGTCGACCAGGGCGAGCAGCTGCGCGTGGTTCTTGATGATTCGCTCGATGCGGATCTCTTTCAGTTCGCGCAGCGCCTGTTCGTGCACTTTCACCTGGGCGCGGAAGGTCTCCAGCACCTTGCCCTCGGCGCGGGCGGCCATCAGCAGGAAGTGGCTGACGTCCATCGCGCTCAGATGGTTGAGGTTGTCCGCTGCGGCGCGGCTGGCGGCGGTGACCTCGGGGCGCACGAAGTGCAGCTTGACGATACGGGTGAGGATCGCCTCGCTGGCCATCACCGTGGCGTTCTGGCTGATGACGATGGTGCCGCGGAACGGCGGTTCGTAGGTCTCGTTGCCGGCGGTTTTTACGCCGGTCACGCCCAGGGTGCCGCCGTTGAACAGCGGTTTCAGCTCGTCCCAGTCGTAGGCCTTGGCGGCACCGCGGTCGTTGTCGCTGCGGTCGGCCTCGAGCAGTACCAGCGGCATGCCGGAGACCTGCCCCATCCAGCGGCGCAGACCCGCCTTGGACATTTTCGAAGGGTCCTTGCCCTCTTCGTCCGGGCGCCCGAACAGCTTCCAGAGGAACATCAGCAGCGTCGACTTGCCCGCGCCCGCCTCGCCCGTCACTTCCAGGAAGGGGAAGCTCTGATACTCGTCGCGGATCTGCTCAGCGAACAGCGAGCCGAACCAGAACGCCAGCGCGACGATGCCCTGGGTGCCGAAGCAGGTCCACAGCCATTCGAGCCACTCGGCGCGGTAGCCCTCGTCGGTACGGGCGATTTCCAGGCGGATCGACTTCTGCAGCGTCTTCAAACGCAGCTGCTTGAACTCGAAGTAATCCTCCTTGTTGGCTTGCTCGAGCACGCCACCGCGCACGGCCAGGTCGCCGAACACGTAGCAGCTGTGCTCCTTGCTGTAGCCGATGTAGTCAATGGTTTTGACGGTTTTCAGGCCGTAGAGCTGGTCGCGCATGATGCGATCGAGCTGCGCGCCGGTACCGGTGAACACCGCGCCGGCCGCCATGCCCAGCAGGCGCTTCTTGAACTCGCTGGCCGCCGCCACCTGGCCGCCGGTGAAGGTGTTGCGCACCGTTGGCTCGTCATGGGGGAAGTCCACGCGGAAGTAGTACCAGGACTCGTCCGTCACCTCGTTGCGCTGGAAGTACAGCGCCTGCGGGTAGCAGTTGGCGATTTCCACCACAGCGCCGCACTGGCGCAGGGCCTTGTCGCGGCGCTGGCGGTCGTTCAGCAGCTGATCTTCCTGGCGCTCGGATTCCTCCAGGTGCTGCATGGCCTTGTTGAACTTCTCCAAGTCCATCTTGAACCAGTACAGGCGGTTCTCGAACGCGAAGTGGAATTCGTGGCGCTCGCGCCATTCGTACATCAGCGCGCCCTTCTCCGCCGCACTTTCGGCCAGCAGCAGGCTGCCGTGGTAGCGCGCCTCGCGCAGGTCGCGGTCGATCTGCTCCGCGCGCTTGTCGTCGCCCTCGATAAAGGCCCAGCGCTGGTGGAGGTCGTTCCAGTCCACCTTACGGTCGCGCTGCGGGATCTGCGCGGCCTCGCAGGTAAAGCCCAGCTCGCGGGCCATCTTTGCCCAGCGGCGGGTGTAGCGATGCGCGCCCGGCTCGTTGTCCAGCGCCCAGACCAGGCGCGGCAGCTTGCGGCCAGCCTCGGCACGGGCCTTGACCAGGACCTTGAGCGATTCGGCTGGGAAGGCGTTGCTGCTCATGGCCGACACGGCGTCGAGTTCGTGATGCAGCAGCGCGATGGCGTCGAAGATGCCCTCGACGATCCACAGCTCGTCGACTTCGAGCAGGTCCACGGTTGGCGGGCACCACCAGTAGCCTTTCATGCTCTGGCCGGGGGCGAAGCGTGCCTTCTGCTTGCCGAAGCGATGCGGGCGGTCGATCAGCCGCTCCCAGTAGCCACCCTTCTCCAGGGTGAAGCGCACCGTGGCGCTGCCCTGGGCGAGTTCGCGGCTCCAGTAGTTCTCCTGGCTGTACCAGCCGCGGATCATGCCCAGGTCGAAACCACGGGCGAACTGCAGGTAGGCATCGGCGCTGGCGGCCGGCGCCTGCTCGGTGCTCGGTGCGCGCTTGCTCCAGTCATCGAACAGGTCGTCGAACAGCTCCTTCACGTGCCACTGCTCGCCGCACTTGCTCTCGCGGCCGCATTTGATGAACCAGGGCTGGTCGTAGCGGGAATAGAGCTCCTTCTTGCCGCAGCTTGGGCAGGTGCCGCCGCGCATGTAGTCGGTACCGGCGCGGCGCTTGAGGCCGAAGTCGCCCTCGAAACGGCGCAACACCTCTTCGCGGATGTGGCGGTCCATGTCTTTCATTGGTCCGTTCCCCAGGTGAAGGCGTCAATCTCGGCGCTCACCGCTTCGAGCTGTGAGTCGGTGATCAGCTGGGCCTCCAGCAGGCCGCTCAGGTAGCCGGATAGCCGAATAACCTCGTCACGTTTCAGCTGATAGCTGGACGATGAAACCAGCCGCCGCAGGTGCAGCTTGAAGAGGAATCGCGCCGGATCGGCCGCCAGCGCCTCGCAGGCCGGCATCGGTTGAGTACTCATGCCTTGGCTCCTTGGCGTGCTTTCACCAGCTCGCGCATGGTGCGGTTGAGGCCGGCGATGTGCGGGTGGTCGCGCAGAATCTTCGGTCCGCGTTCTCCCTGCGGAGTGAAGCGGTAGCGGTCGTCGTACCAGCAGGCAGCCATCAGCTGCTCATACTGGCTGGTCAGCCAGCGCAGATAGGCCTCGGCCTGAGCGCTGTTCAGCTGGATTTGGATGGAAACGTCTGTACTCATGGGGCCACCGTTCGGGCGCAACTTTCCCCTACCCGCGCAAAGGCGGGCATGGGCTTGGGTCAATTCAGGGGGTGATCAGTGAGTGGCTGCTGCAGCCAGGGCCGCGGGCGGCTGCAAGCGCGCCGGCAAGTGGCGTAGGGGGATTAATACCGCCTCACCCGAAAAAAAATTGATAAGGGCGACACGGGTTTCGTCCGTGCCGGAGGCGTAGTCGATGCCGATCACCGGGCGCTTGAGGCACTCCAGCTCGCCCATGGCCAAGTGCACCAGACGATCCGCCATGAATGCCGGAACCTCCAGCGAGTTAACCAAGTAGCTGACGGCGCGCTCGAACAGGTGGCCATCGTCAGTCAGGTGCTCGCCCTGGTGGCGCTGCAGAAAGGTCAGCGCGGCGCGCTGCATGCTCGCCCGGTATTCCTGGGCGTCGTTGAGGGTCGAGACGTTCATGCGGTTGCTACCTCCGGTTCCATGTGGTCGAGCATGTCGAGCTGGTCGGTCTTCTCACGGCTGTCGCGCAGTGCCTGCATGCGGCGCACCGATGGCGCCACCGGCAGTACCACGCGTGGTGCGTCCAGCCCGGAGGGGCTGAGCGCGTAGTCCCACGTGAGCGACCCGGTGTAGGTCGCGCCGCAGGCCATGTTCATGCACTGCGCGTACATGGTCTTGAACGTCGGCGTTTGCGCCTCGCTGTTGCGGATGCGCATGCGCTGGCCACAGGCCGGGCATAGGCATTTGTATCCGCCGTTATTGGCTACGCTCACTTCCCCTCCCCAAACCGCCACCGCGGCTTACTTCTTAGTTCTGGCCTGGCTTACGGGCCTTGTGCAGCAGGATTACCGCGTGTACTTCCGAATGCCGCGCCGCCATGTGCTGGCGGTGTGCGTCGAGGATGGCGCGTGCCTCCCCTTCGTCAATCTCACCGTTGCTCAGCGCCTCGGCGATGATCCGGTCCACTGCCCCGCGCTTGACGGCGGTTTTCATGCAGCGTTCGAACAGCTCGATGTTGTCCAGCTCGTCCGGGTTGGCGACCGGTACGAACACACCGCCATACAACGCGGCGACGTAATCAGGGAAATGCGTGGTGCCGGACTGCTGCTCGAGCATGTGGATCTGCTCGTCCGAAAGCGGCCGGCTACCGGCGTTCTCGTACAGATGGTTGTCCAGCTTCTTGAGCGGCAGGCCCAAACGGGCCGCAGCGCATTCACGCCCGCCCGGGTAGTCGCACACCACAGCGCTCATCACTTGCCGGCGGGTATCTAGAACGGTGCGCTTCATCTTCTGGTTTCTCGCTGGGGCGGTTGCCATTACTTTGAAATCACGGCGCCGATGTCGGTAGCGCGACGGCCGTACTCATCGGACAGGTCAGCGACCACGCCTTCCTTGATGCCCAGCAGCACAGCGGCGCGGTGCGACTCGCCCCGAACGCCCTTTTTCACGCCGGAGAGCACCTGGTAGCAGGTGTACGGATCGAGGCTGTGCTCGCGGGCGAATTCCTGGACGGTCTTGCCCTGTTTGGCGAGCCATTCCTTCGCTTGTTTGGGGGTGCGTGTGGCTGGCATCATTCAAAACCATTCAAATGCGTTCAATGTGGCGACAGATTACCACTCAATTGAGTGGTGTCAACGGGAATTTCTATCCATATGAGTGGTCTTGGCGAACGACTGCGCGAAGAAAGGAAGCGGCTGGGCCTCTCACAAGCGGATTTCGGTGCGCTCGGCGGCGTGAAAGCGAACGCCCAGGGCAAGTACGAAGCCGATGAGCGGAGCCCCGATGCTGCATATCTGTCAGGCCTGTCCGCAGCAGGTGTGGACGTGCTTTACCTGCTCACCGGCCAGCGCACGCCGGTGACGGCTGACGGCTTGGCCGAGGATGAGAGCGAGGTGCTGAACCACTACCGCTCGATGCCGGATGGAGATCGGGCCGCGGTGCGCCGCTTGACCACGGCGTTGGCGGAGTCCGCTGGCCGGTACCAAACGAATAAATAGCGGCTGACTCACTCACCGCTGAGTGACACGACAAGGAGAGCACCATGGCAGCAGCAATCGACCTCGACGACCGCCCCCGCGATTTCGGCGACCGCCTCCTCGAGGAGCGCAAGCGCCTCGGCCTGCAAGTGCACGAAATGGCGCACCTGGCTGGCCAGACCGACTACATGCAGAAGCGATTCGAGAACGGCACCTCGGTGATGCCGATCGACTACCTGCAGGCGCTGGCCGCTCACAGCGAGGCGGATGTGCTGTACATCATCACCGGCACTCGTAGCCACTGACATCACCCCACAAGGACGTACCCATGCGCAAGATCCTGCTCGGCCTGCTGCTGGCCAGCCCGCTCGCCCTCGCCGCCCCGCCCAAGCTGATCAGCGCCGAAGAGTTCGGCGCCGACTGGCCTTTCACCACCGAGGAAATGCACCTGCAGTGCCTGCCCGGCAATGCCGTGGTGGTGACCGATCCGGAAACCGGGCGGATGTATGCCGTGAACGGTGCTGCGAACGGCAAGGCTCGGCAGCTCGGACTTGAGCCACTGGGCCAAGTTTGGGCCGAGAGCGAAAGCATTCCTGGTACGAAAGTCAGTGTTGGTGAAGTAATCGAAGCTGGCAATGAGCTGTGCAATTGATATCCATAGCATCTGCCGCTGCGGGCCCGCAGTCTGTTTCGTAGTTCGTGTTTTTTCATATTTCAAGGTGATCAAGTGGCAAGCAGTTCAATAGAGCGATTTACGGTTCGCTACTACGAAGCCAAATTCTACGATGATGGAAAGCCGAAGCGTTTTTCTGATTTCCTGCAAAAGATAATCAGCGGTGATATAGCACTTCCGGTTCGCTCCCTTGCCGGCGACACTTCAGCATTTCAAGTAAGAGGGCTACATACCGTCGACAATGGTCAAGAGTATCGAGGCTACTTCGTTCGCTTTCGTAGTCAGAGACCAGTAATCGGTACACGTGAGTCACTAGACGAGAAACACCTTGAACTAAAAGAAGGCGAGGAGATTCTTGAGCGCAACTACTTCACCATTTTCGCTGGCGAAAGATATGATGTGATTGCGTTCCAAGTTTCATTTGAGGGTGGATCAATTACCGCACTTGTAAGGTACCTATCTGCGATTGCAGGCGATACAGCGATGGTTTCGTTTAACGACATCCTCACGGAAGAGTCCCTTGAAGCGCTAATGAAAGGCGGCGTGATAAAGCACGTTGAGTTTAGGGTAGCGAAGCCCCGCGCCAAAAGGTGGCAGCCTGATCCAGAGGATACCTGGACACAAAATGCTATCGACTTCATGAACCAAACCGGCGGCACGACGTTCCAAGCCAAGATTGCAACTCAAGCCCACAATAAAGGCCTGCTATCCGACGTTGGAAAAGCAGTTAAAGCACTGCTTGCGTCGTCACAGACAAGAAAGCTAAAAGTTAAAATGTCGTCAACTACAGAACCTATCGATTTGTTCGCCGATCGCATTAAAGATAGAATAGAAGTCGCGCTTATTAATGGACAGATAGATTCAACCGAGATGTATAAGGCGATCTGGGCTTCTAAGATGAAGATTGAGCCGGCGCTGGCTGCTTACCTGGACTCTAAACATGAAACACTGGACTAGCCTTAGCTTATTTTTCGCAATCGCGCTAACCGCGCTTGCGTGGCATACCGGCCTATTCGTTAAACTTGGCCCTGCAGACTCCAAAAATGCCGCCGGGATATTTGCTCAAATATCTGCGACCATGTTGGGATTTTTGATTGCTGCGCTTTCAATACTTGCATCCATTTCGGGGCATCGCTTGCTCCGAGAAATGCAAAAGAAGGGGCACTACCGGGTTTTGCTACGTCGATTCTTTATTAACTCTGGCGCATATGCTTTAGCCATGCTAACCGCATTTGGAGCTTTAATTTTCAAACACTATCATCCGTATACCATCCTCGCCTCTTTTGGGACTTTTTGTTTTGCCACACTCTTATTGGCAGATATTGGTTGGAGGCTCTGGCTCGTGCTTCACAATCTCACGCCGGAGGCGCGAGAGTAGGTAGGGGCGTCGCCATCGGCCACCGATCATGTATCCACGCAAACTCCTCCGGCGGCGAGCTGGTGATTACATACACTCGCCGCTGTTCCCCCTCCCCCAGCACCAGGCAGTCCAGGGCGAAACCCGCCTCCACGTCGAACCAGTGTGATGTGCGCTCGGCATCCTTCTCCATAAAGCGCTGCACCAGGCCGTAGGCCTTGATGGGCTGGTATTTGGCCCAGCCGCCCCGCTCCACCGTTTCCAGCCGTGCCCAGCCGCCCTGGGGGCCTTGGCCGGGCTCTTCGCGCCGGCGCCCCCACTTGACCCAGCCAAGCGACTCGCCGCCCTCGAGCATGACGGGAATGGCCGCCTTGGGACTGGGAAAATAGACCTTGTAACTGCGCTCTGCGTCGCGCGCCTCGACTCCACCGCACATGGTTGCCACCTCCTGCTGCCATACGGTGATTGACCGCAGCGCGTGGCATTCGATCTACTGTATGTCTATACAGCATCACAGATTGAACACCATGAAACGCTACAAGCCCGCCGCGCATTACGAGGTGCACAAGCCTGGCCACCCTGGTCCGATCGGATACGTGCGCCGCGGGATTCTGACCCTCCTCACCGAGACGGACGGCTATACCGGCATCATCCACAACAGTGCGCCAGTACCAGGCGAGCGCCGCCCCTTCGGCGACCTGCCCTACATCACCCGACGCTACGGGCCGCCGCTCGGGTGGCTGGAAGGGATGGAGATCGTCCTGGCGGATGGCGAGCGCTGGCGCCTGCGGCAGATCCCGCGCGAGCCGGAGGTGCCGGCCTGCCCGGATACCTACGGCGCCCTCCTGCTCTGCTGCGAGGTGCTCACCGAACAAGGCCAGCCGCGTGCTTCCCGGATCGCCGCTGGCCTTCGCGCCGCACCATATGACCCATGCCCGGTATGCGATGGGCGTTTCGCCGAGGTCGAGGATTGCC